TAAGTCCGGTCTGGGCGGTGGCGACAAAGAGCCTTCGCGTTGACGGTGTCTGGCAGATGCCGAAGGTGATGATGTCACCCGAGCGGCGGAGCAGGGCTGCGGTCACGCGCTGGCCGTGATCATCCTCGAGCGCAAAGGCGCTATCCTCGGGCGACCAGATCAGCCGCAGCGTGCCGGCAGTGCCAGTCAGCGCGAGATAGACGGTCGGTTCGTCAAGGATCTGGTCAAGCCGGACATCGAAGGTGGTCGAGAATTCCGAGGGGATGGCGATCGACCAGCCAGCCTTGGTCCCACCGCCAACCTTTAGGCCCTGATCAAAGCGCGCAGGTGCATAGGTAAGGTTCTGTGCCTGCGCTGGGCTCTGCCCGCGCATGCCTGTTAGGGCGCCTGCCAGCCGAAAGCCTTCAATTAGATCGTTGGCAAGGGGCGCCTCGACCGCGATCTGGCTGCGGAGCGTCGCCCCGTCCACGTCGCCAAGCGGCAGCCAAGCAGACGAGGCCTCCGGATCTTGCCAGGCGAAGCCCGCAGTGTCCCAGATCAGATCGTCAGCTTGCGTTGTGCCGACATGTGCCTCGATCCAGTTTCGCGCCCGCCACGTCCGCCCGAAGGAGACCGGAAAGACATATTCGCCGCGCGCGATGGTCGTTGAGCCGCTTCGCGCAAGGGCGAGCAGATTGCCGCCGATGATCTCCATCCCCTGCGTGACGCCTGGCCATCCCAGCGCCTGGCGATCGCTGACCAACACGGCGTTGCGTCCGGTGAGCGGCGCCAGCCTTGTCGTCGTATACGCGGCGCCCTCGCTATAGAGCCCGGCTGAGGAGATGGCCTTGAGCCAGAAGGTCTCATCCGTCGCTTCGCGGATGGGCCAAAGGGCGACGAGATGATTGCCTGCAGCGCGCCCAACGAAGCGTCCGGTGCCCCAGGTCGTTCCTGCGCGAAGCTCGTATTCGACGCCGGTTCCTTCGACCGGCTCCCAGGAGGCCCGTACATGATCGCCCTGCGGGATGACATCGAAGGCAGCCACGTTCGCGGGAGGTGCTAGAGCCGCCGCGATACTGCTGGCCGCAGGGCTCACCAGGCCGATTTCATCAATGGCCTTGATGTGAAAAAGCCGTTCCCCGGCATCAGCAAGAGCGACAAACAGCGTCGTGCCGCGATGGCGGGTGGTGACAAGGGTCCCAGCGTCCCAGGAAGCCCCCATCCGGACTTCATAGCCGACGAGATCGAGCGCTGAGACTGGCTCCCAGGATAGCTGGACACCGTCTGCTCGCCGTTCCGCGGCAAAGCCGCCGACATCTGCCGGTGGCGTGGTGCGTCCCACAACTTGGTGCGCCAGCACCTCCGTCCAGTCGGAGGCGATCCCGTTCCGAGCCACAAAGCGCAGGCGCAGGTCGTAGCTTTTGCCATCCTCGACCGGTTGAATGGCGACGGTCAGCGTATCGGCGGGCTGCGTCGGCACCGCGGCCCATGGACCGGTGTTGCCCGTCTCCCGGTAGCGGATTTCTATCCCGTCTGGCGCATTGGTGGCATCGGAGCCAGGGGGGTAGAGGCGGACCAGAATGCGCGGAGTGGACCTACCATCGGGCCCGCGCACCAGCACGGTCTCATCGGAAATGGTCGTCCAAACGACCGGCGCCGACGGACGCACCAGTTCGATCTGCGCCGGCCTGGTGATATAGCTGTCGAATGCTGGGATCGGGCCTGTGTCGGCCTGATGAACGCCAGGCGCGGCTGGGATCAGGATCAGCTTGGCGGAGAGGTTTGGGCCCGGTTCGATCCCTTTGACCAGCATGGGCGCCGCCTCGCGCCCCGCTTCGCCGAACTGAAAGAGATCGCTGGGTTCAGGTGCCAACGTCTCGGGAAGGTGCGTGGCCAGCGTGACGCTCCGCGCATCACCCGGCGCGGTGTTCAGCGGTAGCACCTGGCTTGCCCCGTCCACGCGCCGCACCCGCAGCGCATAATTCTTGCCGGCCTCCATGGGCGCGGGTTCATCGAGCAGCAGACCCGTCACCAGCCCTTCGGCAAGGATCCGCGCCTTGATCCTCCCGCTCGCCAGACCGACCAGGATCACGTCATGGGCGAACATAACGAGGTCGCCATCGGTGGCTCGCAGTGCCTCGACATCCTGGTAGACCTCATGGGTCTCCGGCCGAAGGCGACCCACGGCCAGATGATAACGCCCCTCGCGCCAGGCCTGTTCGGCGCGCGTACAGGCCATCATGTCGACGGTTTCAAAGCGCGCAGCATTCTCGGCGCTATAGCCATCGGCATAGACGATCCGCTCATCCTCCTGCCAATCCTTGTCCGGATTGATAAAGCGGACCTTCAGCGCATGCGGCAGGTCAATGAACTGCTTGCGGCCGACATAGTTGAAGGAATTGCGCGGCGTTATGTGCAGTACCGGCACGCTCTGCGGAACATCGCGCACTACGGAGTGCTTGCCATCGCGAATGCCGTAGCGCGCACGCGCATGGGAGGCGATGTCGCGCAGCGCCTCGACGACGGAACCGCCTTCGACGATGCCATCAAAAGTCCATTTCGGCTGTCCGTCCTGCCCTGGCGTATCACAGGCCTCCGCCCAGGCGTGGATTGCGGTCAGATCGATGCGCTCATCGCCGATAAGTCGCTTGTTGCCGCGCCTGCGCAGAACGTCGCAATAGGCCCAGGCGGGATTGCGGGTCAGTTGCCAGGACCAAGTCGAGCCGTTCCACACCTCCAGATAGGAGCTCGCAAGGCAGCTAATCTGCTGCAACTGGTTGTTGATCTGCTCATAGGCCTTGAGCCGCAGCGCCACCATGGCGAGACCCGTCATGGTGACGGGCGCGTCGTTGGTGATGGTGCGCAGCGCCGAGAGCGTGACGGTGTCGATCAGTCTTGGGTTAGTGGCATCCTCTGTGGTCCGGCGCAGACGGATTTCGTATTGGCCGATCTCCGGCGTGTCGAAGCGTCCACCCCGTCGTACCGGGGAGGACGAGGAATCGACAATCGTGATCTTGCCGGCGGTCTCAAAGCCGGCATCACCACCGGCTTTCCAGGGGATCGGCTGCCAACTCGCGGCGCCGACTTCGCGGTATTCCGCATCGAATTCCACCGTGGCGTTGGAACGACCGCCCTGATCGTTGAAAAAGGCAAGCCCCCGATCGAAGGAGAGGTCGAGATTGATCTCGCGCGCATCGAGCCTTGAGGTGATGGTGCGCCAGCCGCCCGAGGCTGTCAGCGCAATGGAGAGTGCATCCTCCTCTATACGCTGTGTGTAGAGGGTGATCGGCTGGTCGCTTAGCCAGCCCTCACGGATCTCGACCTCGGCGCCATCAAAGGCCGAGATTGGCGTTGACCCGATCCGGATATCTTCGATCTTGAGGGGGCCATAACCCACCAGCAAGAGCAGGCGCATGTAGCGCTCATTGCCGATGGTCTCGGTGTAGGGCTTTGCGGCCAGGATCGGGAAAAGCCGCCGCGTGCCATAGACGCGGGGAATTGGGCCGTAAGGGTTGAGGCGATTGGTCGTCCCCGTGATGGCGTAGGTCGGTGTCGAAAGCCCTGCATCATTGCCGCGCAGGGATGGATTGGGCGTCGGCGCGATCGCATTGACCAGGAGCGAGCCCACCATTGTGATGGCGCCCGCAATGACGAGCTTGGTGAGCCCCATGGCGGTAAAGACACCAGCCGCATTGACGGCCGCAACGTTGACGCCAAAGAACGCCGCCGTGAGCGCTGGCGCTGCCCAGGCTGCAAAGGCAATGACCGCAATGGCGCCGATGATAGCGAGCGGGTTCTTGCCTCCACCGCCACCGCCGCCCATGGCGTTGACCCGTACAAAGAGCCGCGCATTGGGCTTGGGGCGAACTTGGGCCCACCAGTCGCGCGGTACCTCCTCGTCATCGACAAAGACCTGCAGATAGGGCCAGTAGCGCTGCGGCAAGTCCGAGGCTTCAAGCATCTGCGCAAGGCTGAGGCCGACCGGCGCAAAGCGCTCCTCCCGCTCGGTGGAAAAGGGGCGCGCGACAAGTGTCCATCGCAGCTGCGTATCGAACTGCGTGGCGTCAAGCGGCATGGCGGTAGAACCCAAGGAGGCGCTTTTCCCAGCGGGAGCCGGTCGAGAAGCGTTCAAGGACGCTGTCGCAGTTCTTTTCGATGTGGAGCATGTAGCCAGCTTCCACGACGACGCCGACATGAATGGGGCGCCCCATGACGCGCAGCAGCACGCCGTCGCCGGGTTTCTCCTCCCCGATGGCGATCGGACGCCATAAGCGGATCCGTTCATCCATCAGCGCGGCAAGCAGGCTACTGTCCTCGCCGGATCGGTAGGCAATGCCCTCGTATTCCGGCACGGCGCCGGCGAAGCGCTCGTTAATGACGAGCCGCAGCAGCCCGTAGCAATCGAGCCCGTCCCGATTACGGCCACCCTCCTTGAATGGCAGGCCGACATAGGCGGAGACCCAGTCGGGCAATTCCGTCATCAGAACGCCCCCGGAAATCGCGCCGGCGTCATTTGCTCGCAGACAGGCTCGGAGAGGATGTCCTCGTAGACCAGGTCGCCGGAAATCTCGCCGGCGTCCCAGGTGACATTGCGCAGCCGCATGCCCGCATATTCGACCTCGATCACATCGGGCTGGTCCGCGAGGACCACCCTAAGCGTCACGCTTGGCGGCTCGCTGATGGTGCGGACTTCGTCCACGATCAGCCGCTCCGTGTTGTCGATGCGGATGCGCGCGATCATCGGGCGGTCCTGACTTTCGGGGGGCAGTTCCACCTCGAAGGGGTAGCCAATGAAGGTCCAGCCCTGATGGATGACATCGACATTGTCATTGGCGACGCGGATGGGCGTTGAGAGACCTGCTGCCGTGATTTCAAGCAGGACGAGCCAGACCTTGTCGGAGGCTTCAGCATGGGCGGCCGCTCGTGCCTCCGGCGATATCGTCCTCACGGCATCTGCTCCAGCTTGATCGCGATCGAGAACAGCGTTCCTGTGACAGCCGAAACGCGGGGCGCTTCGACAAAACGGAATTCCGCTGACGTTCCTTCACGCGGGTGCATCCAGTCGAAGGGCAAGGCGCCGCCCGCGGTCGTTTCTTCAAAGAAGGTCTTGAGGGTCGCGGCCTGTGCCGCGTTGACGCGGAATGTCATCTCGATCTGGCGTGGCGCTGCCGTGAACCGGCGCCGAGTCTTGGCGGCCCCGGTTTCCATAGCCGTTCGCAAGACCGTGTCAGCAAAGCGCTCCTGGTACCCGCCGACGGTCGGACGCTGCGGGAGGCTCGAAGGCCAGACGATATTGGCCATCCTTCACACCCTCTTGGTCATGCGCCGCGAGCCGTAGGTCTCGCCTTGCGCCCGATCGAGGCGACCGCTGCGGATTGCTTCATCTATCTTGTCTTCGATGAAGACAGCGATCTCGCGTTTACCATCGGCCCCGCGACGCTGTTCGGTACGCGGAGGCGGCTGATCGCGACCAATACGCATGTCGTAGACATTGATCTGCACATCATTCGCCGGCGCAGGCATACGCATTCGATCGAGACGTTCAGCGTTCCACCGGTGACGCGGGTCGCTGCGTGTCAGAACTTCCTCGCCGCGCAGACCGACAAACGGTACCTCATCCGGCCGTAAACCCAACATGCCACCTGCATGGAAGCGCTCGGCTCCCGCAAAGGCGCCGAGTGCCACCAGCCTGGTGTGGGATGGCGCAACACCGATCAGCCCACCAGCATGGGCAGCGCCAAATAGCCCAGAGAACCAATTGCCTATGCCTTCAAAAAAACCAGGCCCGGAGCTTGTGGCCGCTGTCCCAGCAGCACTTGCTCCGGCCTGAGCTGCAGCTTGCGGCGCCACCACACCAAACAGGCTCGGGAATGCCCCGACAATTTGTGTGGTGATGGGGAGGATGAATTTCTGCTCGATCAGCGTTGCCGCGATACGCGCGGCCATACGACGGAACAACCCCACTGCGCCTTCGGTCAGGTTGGCAAAAACGCTTTTGCCGGCCCGCCCCGCATTGGCAAAGCCGTCCACTAGGAAATTCGATATATCACTCGACAGGCTTTTCGCCTGATCTCGGATATCGTTGAAGTAGCGCGCCTGCTCGCGAAACGCAGCAGCAGCGTCCTGGGCCTGCAGCGCTTGTTCATCGATGCTGCCGAGACGCTCACGCATGCTCTGCATGCGACGCTCGCGCTCGATGGCAAGCTCTGCAGCCCGCCGCTCGGCAGGATCGCTGAGGCGGGCGGCTTGCGCCTCCTGTTCGGCGATATCCCGGTCATTGCTCGCCGTGCGTCGCTCGCGCACAAGCTGGCGAGCGCGTTCCGCCGCCGCCTGGGCTTCGATTGAGCGGGTCGTCGCTTCAATTGATGCGCGTAGGCGTTCTTCGGCAGCGCCCGTGGCAAGAGACAGGGTCGCGCGCGCATCACGCGTCGCAGCCAAGGACCGCTCGGCCACCTCTGCGCGCTGGACGGCTGCAGTACCCTGCCCCTCGGCTTCCGCGAGCCTGCGTGCGCTTTGGGCGGACAGTTCCGCCTGGAAGGCTGCACGCGCCTGCGCTTCGACCGTTTCTATCACGCGGGTCCGGAGGATTTCCTCCGTTCTCGCCGTCTCATTGATCCCGTTACGATAGCCCTCGACTGCCGCCTGCCGGGCCGCCTCGGCACGGATGACGGCCGATTGGCCCTGCCCATAGGCGTCTGCCACAGCAAGCGTCGCGCGGCTTTGGATCTCCAGTTCGCGCGTCTGGTCCTGGTATTGTTGGCGCTGCTGGGCCGCCGCGTCAGCAACCATGCGGCGCTTGAGGGCTTCCGCCTCCAGCGCATTGAGGTTTCGCTCGCGCGCCGTGATCTCCGCCTGGATCTCCGCCTCCACAAGGGGGCGGCGGGCGGGCGCTGCGTTATAGATCCGCTGCCGGCGCTCGAGATCGGCGATCTGGCGTGCCGTCTCTTCGCCGATCGCCAGGGGCTGTGGCGCACTGGCGGCAGAACCCACGACCACCGGCGACTGGGCTTGGGCCTGAGCGCGGGTCTGCGTCTGTTCAGCCGCTTGCCGAAGCCGCTCATACTCCGCACGTGCGGCCTCGACCTGCTCCTGGACTTGAAGCCTGACGGCATTTGGCGACCCGTAGCCAAAGCCCGGAATGACCACTTCTGCATTCGGGTCTCTGTAGAGCCGGGTCTCGCGGTTGAAACGGTCGA